TCAATTGAGCCCTCAAAGTATTTCCATCTTAAACTTGATGCTAAGTTAGCATTATGAATCATAATTTGATGTGCTTTATTAATCTCATCTTGTTTACCAATCAATGGTTGAACCGCACCCATAGGTAATGGGGTTCCAGTGAAAGTATAAGGGAACGGTACTAATGGATAATGTTCCAATCCTTTTATTGGTTTCTTATATAAGAATTTATCCCCAACTGTACATGTCACAGTAACCCTATCAGAATTAAAATCAATAGCATCAATAAGATTATCAGAAACTTCTTTCTTATTTTTCTGAATGTCCCATTCTGCTTTAGCAACTATATATTGTTTAATTTGAGTTGCTTGTTTAACTAATGTAGATGTCATATTTTCACGTTGAGATTTTTCACCTTGCTGTATCTTCTCTTCAAGTTTTTTAACCTCAAGTTGATATCTGCTTTCAATTATTCCACCATCTTCAATTGGTTTTGATGCTGCTAATTTTAATTGTGATATTTGTTCATCCTTAGCAACCTGTGCTTCTCGTGTCCATTCTGACATTCTAACCTTAACAGTTTCTTGAATCATTTGTAACTGTTGCCCATTTGGTTTAATCGCTAAAAATACACTAACATATGGAACTTTTACCTTTCTATAACATTCATAATAATCAACAATATCATCTTCTTTAGCAAATGCAGTTATCGCACTTCCATGCATGTCCTCATCTATTACAGCTTGAGAATCTTGTCTGTCAGCCAAAGATGAATATAGTTATCCAGCATCGCCTTGTGCAGATTTTATTACACTTGCATAATTAGGTAGCTTCGCCATTAATGTAGACTTTTTAAGGTCAAGTTTAATTAACACAAATCCAGCATCATCCCACATTATATCCTGTGTATTTTTATCTACAAATATATTTCGTGGACTTACTGATTTAAACAATACTTCACCCTGTCCTCTATCAGCATCAGCATCTACATATGTTTGCATTACACCAAGACCTCTTGTTAGCGCATCTAATATTACTTGAGCATATACGCTTCTACCTTTTGATAGCTTCCATGAATGTTCAGCAATAACAGTATGTATATGTGCAATATCAATATCACTTCCCTCTGTTCCAACACCTTTCCATTTTGGGTCATTTGCAGTTACAAAGTATCTCATCATCTCTATAACTGGCGTAATCTCGTTCACTGTAAATGTAGGAAGTCCTGCTTTCTCAAGCTTAACAATCCCCTCTGCAGTTAATTGCTCATTTAAAAAATAATCAAATCCTTTTGTACCATACTTATCCCATCTTTGATGTACAGAATCATTTGTCTGAAGGTATAAGTCTCTGTTTATTTGAGCATGTTCATCATGTGAATGTTTCTCATCATTTATAACTTGAACCATTTTTCACTCCTTTAATTATAGTACCAATGTTTAGCTTTTGGCACATGTTTCTTTACCACTCTCCGACTTACACCTAAACTCTCTGGAGTAGTTACTTTTGGTGGTCTTGCATATAAACAACAAAAATATAATGTTTCTATTGTATCATCATGACTCATATACTCACCAAATGTTTTTATTTCATATCTTAACGCAGTATGATTCTTCTGTATGAAAATTGCTCCCATTGTAAACCATTGATTAAGGTATGTATAAATCTTGTTATGCTTATCTTTACCAGAAGGTTTCTCTGGTATGATTGACATTCCTTTAATGTTCAATCTTCTTTGTTCTTTTTCTAAGTCTTGAAATACACTTCTTGTCATTGCAACATCTTCAACAACCCCATGAGAACAATGATAAGTTTGATACATCTCTATAATATAATCAACAACACCTTTCTTTCCATCAGTAACAATCGCTTTTGCTTCGTCACTCCATATCTTTCTTCCAAGCGTTGGTATAGACCTATGTCTTTCATACGCAAGTACATACTTATTATTAGCATTATCAACACCAATAACCATTATAACAGAATAATCAGAACTCTTTGAATCTATATCAGTAGCAGGGTCACAACCTAAGAATGTAAGAATAGGTATATATTCATCATTCTTTACAACATAGTTTTGACCATCAATATGTATAAAATAACCCCTGTATGTTTCAATATGTTTATCAGTCCATAACGCATCTTCTTGTGATTGTACCTGTAACTCATATTCCTGCCAATATCCAGCCTCACCTTTTGGTGAATGAACATAAGTCTTTCGTATCTTTTCCAATACTTCTCTTGGGTATCTATCAGGCCAAAGTACACCACCTGGCAACAATGGCTGAGTAGCTGGTTTAACAATCATCTTCCACATAAAGTCTGGTAAATGTCCAGCTCTATATTCATTCCAATCGTCTATTAGTCTTTGTGCAAAACTATCATAATGAACGGGTGTAGCTATGAAATACATTCTGCCACGTTTCTTATCAACGGCAGGATATATTCCATCCATTATCATACTTGCTATACCATCCCTTGCGTTTTCAGTTTTAGTGTTATCTTCGTTTTCGGCATCATCAATAAAAACTCCTGTATATCGCAAAGCTCCCCAAATTGTTGTTGGATGGGTTTCTCCCCTAAGTGATGATAAGTTACTTCGAGAAAGCAATTTGTCTTCAAAGGTTGTAATGATTTCTTCTTTAGCCCAAGTATATCCTTTGGTTTTCTTGCCATTTAATTCTCCGAAATAATGTATTAACTTTTTATTCTCAGTTAGATGTTGTGACACATACCTAACATTTGAAAATGATTTCTTTTGACTTGACGATACCCAACCATAAAAGTGTGGTTCCCATTTCTTTGCTTCTTGTTCCCAATACTTGCTAAGTATAACATTGCTTGTAGTTTTCGCAAACCTAAGCATATTAGAAGCATTAAAACAAAAGCGTTTGATAATGAAAGACTTTATTAATGTTGTCTTGGCATGGTCACGAGCAATAATTAATCCAAATGGGTCTTTATTATTACTATTAAGATGTGAACATATCTCATAATGGACAGCTGGGGACTTGCTCCTTAGAAAGTCACCAGGTAAAAACACTTGCCCAAACAAAACCTGATTATGATAAACCAGGAATAACATCTTTGCTTCGGCTTCAACTGCTCCAATCTGATTTATATCAAATGGATATACAGTAAATGTGTCTTTAATGTCCATTAATCGTCTATTACTTCTCCCTCAATCTTTAAAGAATTAACTTCAACACCCTCAACTAAATCAATATCTTTACTTGAAAGTTCCATTATTGTTTCTCCATAACCGCCAATTAATCTTTGTTGATTTTGTTGTTTTGGTTCAAATGTACCAATTGATTTTCCCAACATCTTTGTTGCATCAAGTGCAACTTGTGGATTTATATCATCATTATTAGCAAACTGAAGAGTTCTCTCAAGTACACTTTTGTGTGTAATGCCTAAACTTCCAGCAGCTTCCTCAACTTCCTTTTTAATTTCACTCATAATTCTTTCCTGTTTAATTAATAGCAATGCCTTTTTTAGTAAAGCCGTTCCAGTAGACTTGTTAGTCTTATAAGCATTATCATATGCCTTCTCTAAACTAAACCCTCTATATAATAGGTTGAATATAAATACCCTTTCCGATTTAGTTAAGTCCTTTCTTCCCTTAATTCTGTCATATTGATTCATCAATTTTGCATTACCAAATCTATATCTACTTGGGTGCTTAGCTTCATCACAATCTAATTTAGTATTTGGATTATCGTTAATAACAGTAGCCATTACCGCAGTTCGTAAATAACCCCTATGATATGAATATGTATCCTTACCACCAGAATCACGTGGATGAACTAATTCATTCTTTCTGTACAATATCTGACATATCTTACCATCATCTGCAAGTACCCAATCTCCAGCCTGTCCTTCTTTCCAATTCTCTATAAGCGGTGGAGGGTTACCACCATAAAACATAGTAAACTCCTCAACATCTTCAAATATATGATGTGTTTGTAATACACCCTTTACATTATTAAATCGTATGGTCTTCATACATATAGTGGATACCAAGTACACTGAAATTTTCCAACCCCAGTTTCATTGACCCATGCCTTAATAACCCAAAAACCAGTGTGTGCCTCTAATCTTTTTCCTCTCATCCATTTAGATTGCATTTGAATTGAACCAGAACCAACACAATGAATATGTCGCAAGAAATTATACATCATTTTATGAACATGTCCTGCTATTAATATATGTGGTTTAGTTCCACCAGTTAAGGACTCAACAATCTTTTGCATTCTATAACTTATTGCATAAGTATTACCATCTTCACCATGCCATAATTTTAAAGTAGCACTTAAACCAAGAGATATGTCACCCTCATCAGAACCAAGATATATGGCATCTATTTCTTTAGCAATATCCTTAACAATCAATGCACCAGAACCTTTAATATACCATCTATCATGATTGCCATCAATCATATACATTTGCGCAGGAGAACTTTTTAATATCTTAATTGCAAGTTCCTTTTGTTGGTCATAACCAATAGCACTTAATTCATATATATGCCCTTGTCTATTTGACAATCCTTCAGTAACATCTCCACTATGAACAATAAAATCTACTTTTTCTTTATCAAATTCCGCAAATGCTCTATAAATGTGGCTATTATCTGTATAGATGGAGCCAATATGTGTATCAGAAATAACGCCAATAGTAACACAATCACCAGAGAAATTAGCAATAGGTACGCTTGACAAACCAGAAGATACCCTCCCACCTTTTGCAATAGCCTTAATTTCTTCATCAGAATACATCTCCTTTATTTTTAACAGATTTCTGGATATTGTTCCACTTAATGGTACTATATTTCTTTCTCTTGCATCATAAACTCTTCGCTGTACTGTCGACTCCGCAACTCCCAACATTTCAGCAGTTGCTTTCTCACCAATAGATTCAACAAGAGTTGCTATCCTTTCGAGATAAACATCACTTGCACGCCCAGCCATTAATGATTTCCCATATTATCATCTGCTTCTTTCCAGTCACGCATCTTACTAACTAATGTAATTAACATATAATTATTATCATGAATAAGAGCAGGTAGTACAGACAATTCAGTCATCTCCATATCATCAAGTTTCTTTAGTGCTAATATCTCTCTAAGTTCATTCCATAACATTGCATCTTTCTTTATATGTTCCTCAAATAAGTCCAACATTCTATTTGTTTTTTTCACGCCGTCTTGCCTTTATATTTAATTTTCTGTATGCTTTACCAGACAATCCCATCATCTTTTTAACATACTTCTTAGTCTGCCTATCTTTTTTAAAACAAGTATTTTTTTCCCACTTCTCAGTACCATCAAGAATAGCAGCATTCCTTCGTGCCATTTCAGCTTTATGTTTTTCTTCCATAACACAAATCTTACATACTCCATTCTTTTT